AAGCTGATTGCGGGCTTGTTTTCTGGTTTCACCGCGTTGATTGCGGCCATCTTCGCCATTGCCAGTCGCAAATATGGCGTGGTTGTCGCAGGGCTTGCTGCCTTGTTGGCCCTGACTGTCTTGTTTATCGGTTGCATCAACGCTTTGGTGGTATCCATCATTGGCATCGTGCAGGCGGCTGAGGTGGCCTTGGTGTCGTGGTTCTTCGGGGTCGGGCTTTTCGTGCCGTCTAATTTTGCTCTGGTATTGTCGATGATCGTCAGCGGCAAGATTTGTCGGGCGGCTTACGATTATGGGCGGCAAAAGACGCAAATCGGCGGCAAAAGACGCAAATCGTCGTTTACGGCAACTGAGCCATGGCTGTCTATCTCGTGTCCGGCAAGTTGGGGGGTGGCAAGACTTTGGCGTGCGTTAATGTGATCCGCGAGGCTCTGCGCATGGGTCGGCGGGTAGCGTCCAATCTGGACCTAGACCTTGCGCATCTGGTTAAATCGGACAACAAGACGGCGCGCGTTGTGCGGATACCGGACAAGCCCAGCGGTTTCGATCTTGAGGTTCTCGGCTTGGGCACGGATGTCGTCGACGAATCGATGCACGGCGTCGTCGTGCTCGACGAGCTGGCCAGTTGGCTTAATGCGCGAACCTATCAGGACAAGACGCGCGCGCATGTTCTGGACTGGCTGATTCACAGTCGGAAGCTCGGCTGGGACGTCTACTT